TACTACCTCGTCACCGTTAGGAAACACATCAACCAATGACAAGAAACCTGAGTCACCAGAAGATAGATTAGTACCGTCTAGTAACGAACTAAAGTAAACTGTTTGTTTATCATTAGCAATGTCTGCCCACCATGTCCTACCGTAAGCACCTATAACTACATTAGGTTTAAAGTCAGAAGCAGAAGCATAGGTGGTAGGTACTGAGCCAGCATCGTCAAGTACGTTAAAACCGTAAGCACCTGTATGTGCATGATCTGCTCCTAGTTTGTGATAGACTAAAGGTAAGTGACCAGCCTGTGCAAAGTAAGCGTAAGGACTAGCTGTTGGTCCTTCACCAAATACAATACTAGCACCCATCCAATCGTTACCTGTGATGCTATAAGCTATTGTGCCTGATCCTGCTGCATTAGCTACTGTAGTGCTAACTGCTGTGACTAATGTAGAAGCACCGCTTGCTCTCGTAAATAACTTGTTATTGCCTCCAACAAACGTAACATCCGGGTTAGGAAGATTATAAATAAAGTCAACACTGTTAGACGCTAAGTCAGAGTTTAACGATGTGTTTACTTTACTCCAGCCACGCCTAGCACCTATACGACCAAACTTATCTATAACACAGTTGTACGCTTCTAGCGCATAGCCTGACGCAAGATCAACACTGCTTTCCTGTGTGTTAATACCAAGAAAACCTGGTGCTGATATTGTCGATGACTGTAATGGTTTAGCCATTAAGTTGCTGCCCAGACGTACTGATCGTTTTGTCTGCTTTCTGCCATAGCGATGTGATCTGCTAGTGACAAGTCTGCTAGTGCTGTTGCTTCTTGTGCCGACAACCCACCGTCTTCACCACGTTCTGCTACAGCCTGTGCGTAAGCATACTTAATAACAGGTTCAGTCGGAACTAACAATCTTGTAGAAGCATCGGTTAGCTGTGGTTGAGGTTTGTATAAGTTAAAGTAAATGTTTTGTATTCCGTTAGGGATAGGATATAAATCTACTTGTGTATCTCCGTTATCGTCTACACCGTTAAAGTTATAAAAGGATGGTTCTCCTTTTTGTGGATTTTCGTTTAACAGCAAAGTGTTCATTTGACTAGAGGTCTTAGGTTCTAAATAATAATCTTCCTCAGAATGGATAACATCCATAACCCTAAATCGTTGACCTGATCCTGTAAGGACGTAGTTAAACAAATCAGCAGATGTAGTAACTGTTAATGTTTCAGTCAGTACGTTCCACTGAAAAGAATCTTCTACAATTCTCTTAGCATCATTGACAAACGTACTAATTAACTTAGAGTATGGAGTATCTGTTGGAGCAGTTACTTCATCTTCTCTAAGTCTTATTAGTACATTGTTAACTAACTCTAAATAATTCATTAGTAACCACCGCGTACCTTTTTAACTCTAGCTTTACTTTTTTTCTTACACTTACCTGCTTTTTTACAGGCAGCTTTTGTTTTACAAGTTGAACAAGTTCTCATGGTTATCTCCTAAGAATGAAATTGTGTTGCTAGTGATGGTTTTAATTCCATAGTAACTATGTAAGTAATTGTGCTTGATGCGTCACTGTTTTGTACTCTTAATTTATCGTTTTCTTGCAAGTCTATTTGTAAGTCTTTTAATAATAAATACTCACCGTTAGTAGCTTGTAAAGACTTAGCATGAGCTAGTGGATACTCAACCCCTGCGTGACTGTCGTACCAATAAAGATCAGCGTTTGCATTACCTGCTGTAGCTAAGATATAAATCATGTGTATCTCAGCAGTGTTCTTTGCTGGGACAGTATACATATCAACCTTTGCGCTATCGTTTGTTCTTGTTTTTACGGCTGTTACGCTTCTTGCCATGAATTAATCTTTCTATTGAGTTGACAAACCCTGCCCAGATCTCTTGTGGGCTAGGAAGTAACCAGCCTAGTACCAACAACAATAAGTACCACATAGGTACATTAGTATTATTTTGCACTAAGCTATCTACTTTAGATGTGTTAATGCTGCTGTCGTTTTCCTTCTGACTAACATTAACATTCTCACCTTCGATCTTGGTGTTGTCTTGCTGACCTACTACTTGCTGTGTGTTCTCTTTACCTACTTGAGCATTTGCGTTAACACTAGTGCCTGACTTTTGAGGCATTAGAACTTTAGCTAACCCGAGTGCGGTACATCCTTGTACGAGAAATGTAGCACATATTGCTAATAAAGTCAAGCATTTAATTGTCATCTGCCTAAAATAATATCTACCAGCCAACCAAACGAAGCACCTAGTATTAGTAACAATACACCAGCACCTTTCCATTTAGTCATGACATCAGACACACACTTAACGTCAATGCTTAACTGCTCCATCTGACGTTGTAGAGACTCTACCTGGGCTTCTAACTTACCTAGTTGCTTGTCATTGTCCATCAAGCAGTCCTTTTATTTTTAGATTTAGGAAATCCTTTTTTCATATTTGCATAAGCTTTAGGACTAACTGTACTTTTAGATGGAGGACGAGAAGTACCTGCTTTTTTCCGTGCGTTTATGTTTGCGTATAATCCTTTTTTCATTACCATTTCACCTTATCTGCCCAATAGGCTGCTGAACATTTACCTTTTGCTATATTTTTAGCATGCCGTGCTTTAAATGATTTACGTCTAGCTTTTTCTTTTGCTGACGAAGGTGACTTACCTGCACCTGATACACCTTGCTGACCAAACCTTATAGTCTTTATTGATCCGTCACCGCATTTAGCTACAACAACATGAGACTTCTTAGGATGGTTAGGTGTACGCTTAGGTTTGTTATAACCGGATACACCTGCTCTTTCTAGCCTACTGTCTTTCTTCACTTTCAGCCTCCAGTAACTTTACTCTAACGTGTAAATCTGCGAATCTTTGAAATATCTCTTCTTTTAACTCATGTCTTGCAAAAGCATTACCAGGACTAGGAATAATCTGTCCTTGAGGGCTTACTAACATCATCATGTTAGCTTGCAACAGTTGTATCTCACCTCTTAACTCATTGACGTTACTAATAACCCACCACATCGCTGCAAGCATTACTGGTATGATTCCAGCAAGTAACGTAGCTAGATCAAAGTTTTTCATTAGTCTGCTGGATCAGGTGTGTTGCCTTCTGCTAACCACTTTTGATATTCCTGCCAATCTGTATTATCATTGTCATCAGGAATGATTGCACCGTCTGATGTACGAATAATTCCTGCCATAGTTTCATCAGTAATTAAATTTTTCTCTCTTATCTTGTACATTTATAACTCCGCATCTGCTGTTAGTTTAGCTACATAATAAAAACCATTACTAGTAGCGTTAGCAGTTGGATTCAAGTGAAATCTTTTTTTGTCAAAATAATTAACAGACACACTACCGACAGCGTTTAAACTACCAAGAGTTAAAACTACCGTAGGTGTTGTCCTCATCTCAACAACCCATGTATCAAAAACACCTGGACCATAGTTACCGTTTACAAAATATCCTGCAAAGAAGTCTAGTCCGCTATCTATTGGCTGTTGGTAGTACCTCTGACACAATCCCAACTCAATCCCATACGGTCTATGCTCAAACTCAGTAGCTGCCGATCCAGCTTCTAGTTGTACTCCTGTGATATAAAAAGTAGCTCCTGATGTGCCTACTACTGATGTTGCTCCTGTGGCTGAACGATAATCTGCTGCTGCCCAAGAACCTGCTGATCCACTATATGTTGAACCAACACCAAGACCAAAATAAACACGAACACCAATTCCTGTAGTTCCGCCTACCCAAGTTCCTGCAGTCGGACCTGTAATTGTTATTGATATTTTTGTCCAAGTGTTTGCGCTTGATATTGTATAGCTAAACGGATAGGCATAATTAACTGAACTATTAGATAATGAACCACCAAAAGTACCTGTAAGACTCGATCTAACCCAAAATGATAAAGTAACTGTTTTTGCAGACGCAGTACCCCAAGCCAAATCGCAACTATTAAAACCTTCAATCTGTTGCTGTAATTGAAAAGTATTACTAGAAGTAACAGAATATGCAGATTGAGATGTAATTCCTAAATAGTGTGAAAAACCAACAGGAGGCGTAACAGAACCAGCATTTTGTTGAGAAAGAAATTTTCCAGCTACAGAACCATAGATATTCCATCTATCAATTGAATAAACAACAGCAGTTGTATTGCCAATGTAAGCTGTTGTGTTTCTTTGGCTAATAGTCATTGCACCGTTAATAATCTTATTCTTACCAGTGACACTACCAGCAGCAGCGTAGTCTGATGAGTCAAATGCTTTAACTTGTGCTAGGTTAGTAACCTCGCTGTCCATTAATGCACCAGCAGCAGTAACATTAGCTGTATCTGTTACATCAGCACTAGCTTCTATACCATCTAGTTTAGTGTGGTCTGCGTCAGTGAATGCGTTAGTGTCTGCATTACTTTCATACGCTGTTTTAATTTCTGCAGCACTTTGGTCTGCAGTAGCAGATGCTTCTATACCTGCAAGTTTAGTGAATTGTGCATCAGTAAACGCATTAGTCTCTGCTTCATAAGCAGTTTTAATCTGCGCTCCTGTTTGGTCTGCTGTTGCAGCAGTCTCTATGCCAGCTAACTTAGTAAACTGAGCATCAGTAAATGCGTTAGTTTCTGCTTCATAAGCAGTCTTAATTTGTGCGCCTGTTTGATCTGCTGTAGCACCTGTCTCAATACCAGCTAGTTTAGTTTCTTCAGCAGTAGTATAAGATGCAGTAGTACCTGCAAGAACAGATGAGAACGCTTGTACGTCAGAGCCTATAGCAACACCAAGATTAGTTCTTGATGTGCTTGCACTTTGAACATCGTTTAAGTTGTTAGACGCTAGTAAACCAGTACCACCTGTAGCAATAGACTGCCACGCTGACCCTGTGTAGGTCATCATGATGTTAGTGGTTGTATTAAAATACAATGCACCAACAACTAGCGCGTCACCATCGTTATCAGTAGACGGGTTAGATGACTTAGCACCTAAGTACCTGTCATCAAATGAATCATAAGAAGCTGCAGCAGCCGTTGCAGAAGATGCAGACGCTGTAGCAGAATTAGCAGAAGATGTAGCAGAACTTGCGGATGCTGTAGCAGATGTTGAAGAATTAGTTGCTGACGTTGCAGC